ATCATCCCACCAAGGCAAGAAGATCGCGAGGAACTCGTTGTCCCCGGCAACTGCGGCTTCCCATGCCTGATAATAAGCCTCGCCCGGGCCTTCCATTCCGTTAGCGGTGGTTTCCACTATACAAATGTTGTTTGGATCTTTGCTCAACGTATTCATGAGTGATGTAAAAGCTCCGGAATACGGATAAAACGCTGCTTCGGTCATGTGCAAGAAGCTCGATGTCAAACCACGCTGGCCGTGGACCGTTGCGGCGGTGTGATGAGTAAACTGAGAATCAGGCCCGTCAGAGTGAGGCCAGATCAAAGTTTTCTTCGTCGGCTTTGGGGCACCAGGATACAGATCACGACAATCCCCACGGAAGCTGCAAGCCATGGCAAAGTTAGCAGCCGCAACTTCGGCGTTCTGTGCAATGCAACGTGCGAGCGCACCTGGATGCGCAATGCAATGGGCTTGGCCCATTGCAGTTACAAGAGTAGACAGGCCGATTCTACGAGCTTTCAACGTGATCCCGAACAGGCGACGACCGCGCGCGACATGCCCCTTGAACATTTCCAAGACTTCCGCTTGCTGCTGGCGCAACACGAACGGGTGCATGGTGCCTTCGTCCCTATCTCTGATATTCAGACGAGTAAAGAACCGTTGAACGTGATTGAGATCGAGGGGAATGAGAAGGCTCCTACTGAATGCGCTTGAGAACCGGCGCATTCAGGTCAGTGATAATTTTACTCGCCTGCTCGGTCTGCTGATCGATCACTGACAGCGCTTCCAACAAATCCTGTCGGGTCGCCTTCTCCAACCCACCCCGGACAAGAATGATCGGATTCGCATATCGAGAGAAACCGACGCCGGCCTGAGTCATCTCAAGAAACGTGCTCATATCCGCTTCATCCCTCACGATGATAATGTCGTTAGGACCGAGGGAGAGTTTCTCGATTCGGACTTTCATCTGATCGACATGACTGGCGGCACGCTTGATGGTGCTGATCGTCACCGAATTTCTCCTTCTTCCTGCCCATCGAACCGCAACTTGTTCCGTTCCTCCTTGGGCAACATCTTCTCGCGATTACGCTCGCGTACACAAAGTGGACCGCAAAAACGATATGACACCGGCACACCCGTCTCAGGGTCCATATCCGAGCCCATCATGATCCACTGGCTCTTCCGCACTTCTTCCAGCGTTTTCCCGCAGCCTGTACACCGCTCCTGATTTCCTTCGTCCATCCGACCCTGCAAAGTCTCAGCCGCGAGATTGCACTGGTGGCGCATCCGGGCCAGGGTCTCCAGACCATGCTGCACAGGGATCGAGCGAAAGTGCTTACGCACTTCAAGTTCAGACGCGGTAAGGGATAGCCATGCAGCGGCAGCGGTGGCTCGCACAGCAGAATAGTGGCTACGAGGAGAGAGGAGAGTGGAGGAATCGGCAGGAAAGGGATCAGCTGATGCGCCTGCAGCAACTTCCGCTGCTTCAGCTTCAGCGCGCTGTGCTTCGAGAGGAGATGCATACTGGCGAGTAGGTACGGGCTTAACTGCCGGCATGGCGCCAATACCTTGCGCGGGCTGGCCGGAGTGAACTGCTGCGAGTCGAGACATTGAGAGTTCCTTTCGGGGTTGAATATCGTTGAGATACTGTTAGATTGCCACTCCAATTACAGCCCGTGCCACAAGGCCAAACATTTCATCCTTGAGCCGTTGACTTTTGGGAAGTTCATTGTAAGGAACGAAACAGGGATGCTCCTTCGTAACCGAGTTCTTTACAGAACCGTACTTCCAGCCATCAACCGCTTTAAGGGCAAGCCAACCTTCGTGCAACTGTTCTGGGGTTATTCCGGGATCGGCTACGATCATCCGTGCACCAGATTTCGCACTATTCTTCTGCCATGATGGGGCATCTTCCCACTTTGGTTGAGATGTATCCCCAAGAGCCAAGCAAAGCACTCTGTTAGCCTCATGAGCAGCTCTTGCTGCCCTTGTAATCAACTCAAGGTCCACAATTCTCTCCTTTAATACGCCTGAGCTTCACGCTGCTGCGATTCTTCCGGCGACAGCGGCGTACGCGGGTCGCCGTACAAATGGAGCATGAGTTCCGAAGCCCGCGCCACTCTAGTCCAGTAAGCCTCTTCAGTCGAGAACTCTTCCCGGCTGGCCACATGATCGTCCATTTGTGGCGCCAACTTTCCATCAACTGCCATCTGGATGTGCAGATTGCCGTTACCAAGCACCTCGTAGCGAACCAATTCGTACTTGCCATCCTTACTGCGTCGTGCGGCTGAGTCCCAGCCGATCGACTGCTGTGAAGGTGTGCGACCATAGAACTGTAGCTGCCGTATCACCGGCGGGGCGGTTAGCAGGCTACCGGACTGAGCGAGTGACTGACGAACCTCTCTACGGTAAAACTGGTCGGTCATGACCCGAACCGAAAGCTTGTGGTTTATGTCACGACAAGCCTGGCAACCAAAAACGTGAGCGTGGTCTTTGGTCTGAAGGTAGATCATGCGGCGAGGAAGGCCAGCCGGATGTTGCGGGTTATCGCAGAGAGGGAGGGCGGAGTCGGGGACGGCGGCCATGTGATTATCCTACCTCACTTTCAACGAGCGGTCCCAAGTCTTGATCTGCCCTTCACCGTGGCACACAGGACAGACCCCTTGGAACCCGGCCTCTCCGACGATCTGGCCTCCGCCGCCACAACGGCCACAGGGCCGGCCAGTCGTGGCCAGAACGCGCTCACGCTTGCGTGGGGCAGGTTTAGCTTCCGCGGCGGGATCAACAGCAGGCTCCTGCCCAGCTTGCACAGCCTGCTGGCGCTGGAACCGCTGGTCCTCGGCGACCTTCGCTGCGTCCTGCTCGGCCTGGGCGGCTTCGGCCAGGATCTGCGCCATTTCCGCCTCGGCCAACTCCGGCGCGGGGGGAGCTGCAGCATCTTGGAAAATTTGCGGCTTACGTCGCTTGGCTGGAATAACGACAGGATCGCTGGGACCGGGGGTAGGGGAGGGCTGTTCGCCCGTAGCCGCCTCGCCAGTGCGGCCGGCTTCAAGGTCCGCAGTGAACTGGTCTTGGATGTCAGAAGCAGAAGCTGGATCAGTGGATGCGGCGGGAGAGGGAGAAGCTGATCGCTTGGCAGCATACTCGGCTGCCGTCTGCGACGCCTGACCCATCCCGTTCCCGTTCCGCTTCATCACCCGCATTTCCCCGTCTGTGATGATCGTCACCTTATGCGCGCTGGCGGCAAGGGGGAGAATTGCCTGAGACATGGCCTTGCCGATCGGCCCGGTCGAGTTGATGATAAAATCCCCGTCATCGAGAATGACTGAGATGGCTGGCTTGACTGATTCAATTTCTTGGGTCACTGTGGTCCTCGTTTCAAATATGCTTGCAACCTTGCGTCCATTTCTTCATCCCCGGTTCCATCCAGCACTAGCCCCGGCGCCTGCTCTCCTGCCATGCCGTGACTGACCCGCTCAGCAACCGCCATTCCTGCCGCATCACGGTCAAGATCATGGAGTTCATCCGCCAACTTGCGCCCGTCTTCGGCTACATCCAAAATCTCAAACACAGAATGACCCGACGCCCAGTTCCGTGTAGCATCCTCCAACGGCGCTCCCTTGCGCTGGCCAATCGCGAATGCACCCGACTTGCCTTCGCGCCCGGCCCCAGCAAACAGGACTCGGCTGACCTTGGTCCCATCTGGCGAGTAGTAAGCTACATTGCCAGAGTCGTCCATACGAGTTTCAAGAAGAGCGCCATCCTGGTCCACAGGGGAGGGCAGGCCTTCGCGCCGGCGCAGGGATACGAGGGCGGCGAGCCTATAGGCCTTCCTTTGTTCAAAGAAATTCCCGACGCGCTGAAAAAGGTTGAAATCAGTCGGCATTTGAAACCTCCTCGACAGGCAACGGTCCCGCCTCAATTCTAACCGGCAGCGCTACCTGTCCTGTCTGTACCGCCGCCACGTTCTGTTTCCGAAGCTGCTCGACCAACTCGTCCATCGTATGTTCATTTGGCTTGTGGACACCTGGATCGTGAATCGTTAATGGCCGCTGAGGCTCATCATTCAAAAACAACATCTCATCCTCGAACACGGAAATCCCGTTTGCAGTATAAGCCTCCCAAGGTTGCTCACGCATAGGATCATCATAGGCCAAGTTCCCTTGAAGAACTTCCCCAAAAAAATGATCGTCCCAAAGCCAAGGCGGCTTAGGGAATTGGACCCCAAACCCCACGTCGATTTTCTCCGGCCATGAGTCAAGATAGTGCTCATCCCACTCAGTGTCCAAAATCATCCGCATCGCCTTGCGAGAAAACCACACGCCACATCCCCCGTGCGCATAATTCATGTACCGGAAGGGAATGGAAAAAGTTCCTCCAAGTTTGAACTTACACGGAAAGTGGCCGGCATAGTCAAATATCTCCAGACCAGCCTTGGCGATGCGATCCGGGTAGACCCAACAATCGTCGCAACACCGTAGACAAAAATCAAAATCATTCGAGAGCGCATAATCGAACAACGCGTAGTTCTTCAGATGCAAATACTTCTTCAGGTCTGATCCCGGAGCATGAAGAAGAACATCGTCAGGAATCCCACACCGCTCTCGATCACCAGGATAAGGCTCGTCGCCGAAAACAAATTTGTACGGGATTGGAGAGTTTTTAAGACACTGCTCCAAAAGTATTTGCCTGCGATGCCAGCGGGACGGATGGTATGCCGATAAAAAGCCGAGTAGTATTTTACTTTGCGGCATTCAATTTCTCCTGTTTCTTACGCTTCTTGTCAGCCTGGACGCATAAACGAGAACACACCCTACAAAAATGTTTTCCTTCTTTAGTAGTACCCGTATTCTCAGGTGTGCGTAAATGCCCATGCAAACACTCTGTAGACCCCATCCTTCTCTGGTTGCGCCGTTGTTCAGAATAAGTAGCCCATTTGCAATTAGCGAGTTCGTAGTTCCCGTCGTTGTTGATACGCTCGAGGGTCAAGCCCGGAGGACATTCTCCCATATCGCGAAGAAAAGCAGCAAAGTCACTCCACGCGGGGCAAACCTTAATTCCGCGTCCACCATATCTTGCATGCGCACAATGGTTAGGACCATTGCAACGATTACGCATGGCGGCCCAAATTCCATAAGTACGCGGCTTCTTCTTTCCAGACCTGAGCCCTATCGCGTAGCCATGCTTAAACAATCCCACAGCCCACCTCCTGCAAGATTGCCAGCCTCCGCTTGAGTTCCGGCAGGAATCTCTGGATGCCGCCCACCCCTTGATCCACCACATCGGCGGTCTGGGGTACGGCGCCCCAACGGCCCCAAATATAACCACCCTCTATGTCATGCCGGCCCTTGGCGGCCCGACGTTCGCACTCCTCATGTGATTTGGTGTAGTAGTGATTCAGCCGCAGCAGATCCACAGACACAAAGTCTGCCCGGGGTCCGGTAAGCAACTCGCCGCGCTCGGAGTAAGTGTCTCGCTCAACATGGAAGAAGTGCGGGTCACCGCCCACCGTAACATGCTGATTCATGCGAATGACGGACTTGATGTGACGGTTTTCGTAGAACTGGTCGTCTGCACGCCAAGTGAATCTTTCCAGAACCAACCCTGGCTCTCTTTTCTCCTGACCCGACCCGTTGAACATCAGCCAGTTTACTCCGACTGCCCCCCAGGCTAATGGCAAAGTCTCAAGCGCGGCCAAGGCCGTAGGAAACTCCGGAGACCAAAGGAATTCGTCCACGTCCATGAAAGCCAGCCAAGTGTCCTCGCCACAATGCTGATCGAGGCATTTCTGATAAACCTTGAAAACAGGCGGCGAATCGAAATGGCTACCGGGACCGTCAGGCCCGTCGATCATCTCGACCACGCCGGAGTCGATGTAGTGTTGCAAGACAGCAAGCGTATCGTCAGTCGAGCAATTGTCGTACAGGTAATGCTTGGTAAAACCTTGCAAGAGGTTGAATTCCAGCCACTCGCGCAAATAGAGAGCCTCGTCCT